AACCACGCTGTCAAAGTCATAAAAACCTTCTGTTGCAACAACGCCATCCACACCGCCATCAAACAATCCATCAGCATCATCGAACAGGCCAGAGCCGCTATCAAATAAAATAGTTGTCTCAAGAACAAGCACATCTTCATCTGATGGTTTGATTACATTAGTCTTAACCCCTGCAAATGATGGGTTTTGTGTATTGGTTGCAACCACTTTGAAATTAGCCGAAACAGGAGCTTCATCAATAATCCCTATGGTCTGGGCGGCTACGGCTGAATTGTTACCGTACTTATCAACCGCCACACAGAAATATGTACCCTCTAAGGCTGGCACTATAACGCTGTTGGCTGGCCTTGATACCTTTTGCGCTATGGTTATGCCGCTTGAGAAGTCACCCCCGCTTGTGACCCCTTGGTGGCGTATTACATAGTGAGATAAATCTGCATCCGTCACTGGTGTCCATGTAAGAAGCGCATTAGACCCCAAATAGTCTAGGGTGAAATCAGCAACAGTAGATGGCGCAGTGCCAGCCTTTCCAGCAATCGTGTGTTCTATAGTCGTGTAGCCTGATTTTGTTTGAAATGTGCTTATTGACCTAGCGCGAATTTCATATGTTGTATTATCTTCAACATTAACCAGTTCGTATATTCCAGCTTTTTGAGTGCCTAATGCGGTAAATGTGGCGTCTCCCTTTACCCTAGCCTCAACTTCAAATTGATTTGCATAAACGCTTGGTGAGCTTACATTTATTTGCAAGGTTGTGATTGCGCCTTGCTGGAATGTTTGAACAATGTCTGTTGCTGTTACTATTGGTGCAGGGATTACAAATGGGTCAGGAAGCGTTGAATTATCTTCTTGGAAGGTAGTTTCTTCAGCGTTCCAATCATATACCGCGCTGTTGGTTTCTCTTAACGTAACGTCAACCCCTAAATCCAGACCACCCACAACAGCAATGTTCCATTCAGCGACTTCAAAAACCTTACTGCTAAAGCCATATCTTGGTAGCGTAACATAACAAGTATCACCAATTGCTAAGTTAAATCCTTTCATAGAAAGTTGACATTGCAGAACTACCTGTTGCCTATTTCTATAAAGAACTATCTTGGCAAGACGCTGTGCGCGAGGTGAGTTTGTTGTGTAGGGCAAATCATAATCTAAGTAACGTGTCTCGCCGTTGTCCTCAGAAACAAAGGTGCTTGATGTAATAAATGGATAATCAGTTGGAATGAAGCCATTTGATTCTGGAGAGTAAACGCCTTTAACTGAATTATAGTTTTCCATCTGACTTTGAGTTGCCGCCAGTTGTATTGGTCCGTGAAAATCATCTTGAGTGAGAGTGATAGCTGGAGTTCTGTATTCTGCAACCAGCAAGCGAAACTTGCCGTTGGTGTAAGTTAATATGCCGCCACATGATGTGAGCATATTCTCAATAATCTTTTTTGGTGCGCTGTTTGTTTGAAATGTGCCGTCAAGCGTGTATCTCTTTTGCGTAGTGCCATCAGCTAATGTTACATTCTCATCACAAGTGTTTGCCGCCGCAATAAAAGATGTGTCATCTATTTCATCTGCGCTACAGGCCAACCCATATCTAGTGTCAGTCAAAAAGTCTCTAATGCAAAGAGCCGCATTGTTTGAATACGCTGTGCTTGAATCACGCGGGTCAAAGACCTTTTTCCCCTCAATTACGGCTGATATATTTGGCAACCCCTGCGGGAACGCTTCAGCATTATAGTTTAACCGACAATACAAATACGCAATGCCACGCAATCTATGGTCAGTTGTCCACGCTTTTATTCTTTGCGTTAAAAGGGTGTCTGCGGTTTGGTCATCTGCGCCATTATGAATGTTAATCTCTACAAGATTAGTGCTTCCATCCATAAACCTTGCTGGGGCGGATACTTTATGCCCTGTCATGGTGACTGTATCTTCGTCAATCCTGAAGCTAACAAAACTATTTATCTCATGTGTTACCAGAGAAATAATTAAATGCAACTCACTATCTGAATTAGTCGTTTCTACAAAAGATAGCACACCAGATACGCGAACCTTGCCGTATGCGACCCTGCGAGGCTGCGCTGGCTGCTTAATCATCTGTGTGCGGGATGAAGCCTCACTAACATAATCACCATAACCCCCCATGTTGGGCATATCTGGCTTCGGTGATAACGCTGATAAAGCGGCACTTGCAGCGGCATAAACAGCTATGCTTGCAAGGTATCCCATGCCAGCAATAGGACCAGCAATAACGACAACAGCAATCGCAGCAACGATAGTTGTTATATTTGTTAGTGCTTTAAAAAATGACTTAAAGAAACCCATTACGGCGCACTCCACTTAATGGATTTTTCTTGAAGGCTAGATATAAAGTCTAAACCCTTATCACCCGCAAACTCTGTTTGCTGGTCAACCTGTGTATAACGCCTGACTTTTGGCCTGTTCAAATCAACCAAACGGCTTTCACAAGAGACTTGAATGTTAGCTCTCTCTCCATCATCTGATATATTCATGGTGTCCATGCGACCACTAAATAAAAGATATGGGTCAGCGACCACTGCATAGGCATCTGTGATACTGCCTATATAGACCTTTGCGCTTCTACCTTGATAATTTTCAGTAAGGGCGGTTGCAACCAACGCTGAATCTAAGCCGTTAAAATTAACATTTAAACCATTGGCCTGAACTGCGCCACTTTCTGTTACTGGAGATATACCCAAGATTTCACCAGTGCCTACAAAGGTTGTGCTTGCAAAAGTAATATTGCCCAGCCCTGTCCAAACTCTGACATTTGCGGCAGAAAAGGCTAAATCAACCGCAACAAACGGCCTGATATGTGATGATGTGAATACGGTGTTTAACGCATTGGTTATTCCACGGCTCATGATGCCCCCAATACGCTATTTAGATTTAGCCTTTGCGCTTGGTGCAACACCGCCCACCCATGCCTCGTTGACATCTGGAGTGCCTTTGTCATCGCCCTTTAGCGTCCCATCAGCTTTTCTAGCCCTCTCTGGGGCGGCTGTCTTAGTTTCGGTAGGTTTTACAACCTTAGTCTCTTGAGCAAGCCCACTGTCAATAAAAGCTGCGTTTCTGGCCTGTTCCCATTCTGTGTCACTAGAAAGTTCTTCACCTTCTTTATATGTGCGGGTCATTGAGCCACGTTCATTTGAAACGCCGATGCCATCTTGAATCATTATTATAGCCATAAAGCCCTCCATGAAGTGGGGAGCAAGGTCAGTTTATACCTAAACCTTGCCCCCCTATTTTATTTAGACGTTATGGTCAGCTTTTGCGTTATCGCCAGTGTGACGAGCATTTGCCAAAATAAACTGAGCCGAAATAGGCGTTCCATTGGAATGCGTACCTGACTTGCTTATCTTTGCGCGTACAAACTTCTTGCCGCCGATATAACCAATGCGGTCAACCAAGCCAACTGTGTCTGGGTTTCCACCAGAGCCAGCCGTACCTGTGCCATCAAGAATCAACCAAACGCCATTGGCGGCAATTGTGCCTCCAGTGACTTCAGCTTGTGTACACTCTGAATAGGTACTAGCAGAGCCAGAACCATCATCATCAGCGTGTTCAATGTGAATCTTGAAAAACAGGTTTGCCGCAAGGGTATCGCCCTCTGCGCCAACTTGAACAATCAACGTAGCTGATTCATAGCCTGTTGTGTCAACGTCAGTTCCATTAGCATCAGCAGTTTTAACTGCATTGATAATGGTTGTGACTTGTTTTAGGGAGTGTGTTAGGTCTGCCATGTTGCCCTCCTATGCGCTTGTCTTTTGAATGCGGATAGCTTCAGGCAAGACAACTTGTCCGCCAACCCTTGACCGACAATAGTACCTAACGCTTCCAGTTGATGCCTGTGTGAATGGGTCACGCAGGATTGAAAGGTTAACTCTATCGACAATCATGTAGCCGCGTGAAAAATCACCGAATGCAACTGATAGAGAATTTGCAGCTACATCTGGCATATCAGGCATTTCAACGTATGGATGCCCAAGGATTGAGTTTGGAACTCCCGCCGTTAACATCATGCCAGCTTGGAACACATACTGACCAGCCGTGTCTTTTAAGGCGCGAATTTTTGCCAGTGTAGAACGGTTGAAGATGAAGTTTGCATTAGAAGCATAAGGCGACTTGATTGCATGAACGAGGTCAATCAAACCATCAGCAAGCAACGCTGTGCCGTTTCCTGATACAGTTTGACCAATGCTGGAGTTAGTAATCACACCCTCTGGCTGACCGACTGCACTTCCAGAGACAAAGGCTGCGCCTTCGTTCTTTGCAAGCTGTTGTGCAAACTCTTGCTGCATTTCTGCCTCAAGATTGAACACTGAGTCCTCTAGCATCTGATTTGAAATATCAACTAGAGCATACTGCTCATGTGTTGGGATTTCTTCCAACTGTGTTGTGTAACCAGTTGTCTCAGACTTTGTGCCAGTTTCAGCCACCCATGCTGCACTGAATGTTGCAGTACGGCTTGGCATTTGAATTGACTTTTGGCTAGTTGCCCGAACCCTTGCGATAGTACGCATTGGTGAGATTTCTGTGAGAGTTTTGATTAACTCATTCACATACTCTGGTGGTGCTAAGAAACCCGCCCCTGTGTCATTATTGACAGTCAAAGCCTTAACTTCTTCAGGCTCCATATTGGCATCGCCTTTACGCAAGAACTTGTCGAAAGCCTGAACAGCCATATCAACTTGTTTTGCCTCAAGACCAGTTTCAGGCCGCTTCAACATTGCTTCCATGTTGTCTAGCTTATCACCAAACTGCTTTTGCTCTTGTTCAGCCAAAGTCAGCTTCTGGTTTATGTCCTCAAAGCGGTCTAGGTCAGCTTCAATATTTTTCAGCTTTTCTTCAACCAGCGGGTCGGACGAACCCTTCTTTTCGATTTCCGCCAAACGAGCGTCATTGGTAGCTTTGAACTCTTCAAAAGCTGTTGCCATGCCCTCTACTGCGGTTTTGACATCATCAGTCATGTCATAGCCCCTTTACGATTTTAGGATGTTGGTTAAATTGGCAATGGAACTCATTACCTCTTTTTGCTCAATGCCAACCTCACGCTGGTCTAAAGCCTTTGAAACGGCTGATGCCGCCACTTTTGATTCTGAACGAGACAACCCCCCTGCATCCCGCAAGAAAGCCTCCCAATCCCGAATCGACCTATCCTCTGCCTTGACTGCACTGATGCGTGCCTTCGGGTTCATTGGAAAGGTAACTGCACTGATTTCCATAAGGTCAACTTCTTTGAGCATACGCTTCTTGCCACGCTCATCATAGCTGTAACCCTTGGCATCAACCCTGTAACCCACTGACAAGCCGTCTATCGCGCCCATTTTCATAAGCTCATAGACTTCCCGCCCCTTTTGGGTCTGCATGGCAAGCTGGCCTTTGACGTACAAGCCGTTGCCATCTTCTTTAACTTGTGTGTAAACGCCGATTGGCTCTTTGGTGTCATGCTGGAAAAGCATTTTGATTTTCCGCGCACCCTTGGTTCTTAATGATTTTTGGAACGCCCCATTGACTACAACGTCATTTCCCAAATCTTTGTTACCGAATACAGATGCGTAACCCTCAAACATACCTTTGTTTTTGTCATCGTCATCATCATCGTAAGCCTTTAACTCTAAGTCGGCCTCGCAATCAATGTACCCAGTTTCAACAAACTTGACCTCATCACATTCTTCAAATGCTAGGGCTTCATCCATCACAGTCTCCTCTTTCCCGCCATCGCGGTAACTGCTCAGACAGACTGCAACCCGCTGGTCACGCTGTGAGTATTCGGCAAGCATGGTGGTATCACCTGTGCATCTTGCCATAAAATCAGATTCGCTTTCACCAGAGCTAGGCTTTGGTATCGGCATAAGCATCTCCTAATGGGTACATCATACACTCTTGTTGAACAATAGACAACATCTACAATTATTTTCACT